GCCAAAATCATTAGGATCGTGGGCTTTTATCAATCCAAACACCGGAGAACATTACAGCAAGACTATCTTGAATGACATATTTCGGGAAGCAGCTAAAAAGGCAGGACTCAATATATCGCTTACTGAATTTGGACGGAAAAGTTTTGCTATGGGAATGCTTCAGCAGTTAGATAAAGGGATTGTGTCTCATCTGTTAAGGCACCAAGACCCGCGTATGATAGATCATTATGCAGAGTATCAGACAGCGCCGTTAAAAAGTGCGCTTGATAAGGTACAGATGATAAGGGAGAAAGAAAAACATGAGCTTAAATAAACAAGCTGGCAATATGTATCCGTGGGTAACGCATACCTGGAACCCCATACGTGGCAGGTGCCCCCATGAATGTACTTATTGTTATATGAAGCGGTTTCCTTTGGGGCCTTTGCATTTGGATGAGAAAAGCCTCCGAAATGATCTAAGTAAAGCCGAGACTATCTTTGTGGGAAGCTCAACGGATATGTGGCATTTCGATGTACCGCTTTCGTGGCTTGAGCATGTCCTTGATAAATGTTGGCGTTACCCCGATATCACGTATCTTTTCCAATCAAAGAATCCTGCTCGATTTCAATATGTGGGATTGCCACCCAAAAGCATTATAGGCACTACGCTTGAAACAAATAGATATACAGAGAATTTTAGCAAGGCTCCTAATCCAGTAGAACGGGCAAGTCTTCTTTTTTCAACTGCCTCTGTTATCACAAGAGAAAGAATGATAAGCATAGAACCCATTATGGATTTCGATTTAAGCAAATTTGTGGATCAAATAAGCTGGGTAAAGCCAGTTTTTATTAGCATCGGCGCAGACTCCAAGGGCCACAATCTACCAGAACCACCGGCAGGGAAAATCAAGGAATTGATACAGGAGCTTGAGAAGTTCACTGAGGTCAAGATCAAGAAGAATCTTCATAGGCTTGCACCTAACTTGACAGAAAAAAAGACCTAAGTTGTTGAAATCATTGGTGGGCGGTGTGGGATTTGAACCCACGACTAGCTTTGTAATGCATTGAAAATACAATATATATTCAACCATATGTATACGATTTGCAATTTACTTGACAACGATGGGAGGGAGAGAGTGATGAGTGACGGTCTCTTTGTTGTGACTATGATTTGGTGTATAGGCTTAATGTTTACGACTGGCATAAGGGCAGATTTACCGCTTTCGGAAAGATTTACTGATCTTCTTTTCTGGCCCTTAGAATTAGGGAAATGGGTATCTTCCCAACGGGTTCATCCAGACAAACCCCCGGACAAGCCTGAATCCCGAAAGGAGGGAAAGAGTGATGGACTATAAAGAATTTATAGCCAAACAAATTTCTGATATAGAAATAAAAAAATGTCGGTTTTGCCAAAATGATGATGCTGAATTAAGGTTTCCCACTCACGCAGATTTCTTTGTTTTTTGTAATTGTTGTGAGGCACAGGGACCACGAAGCACCCAACCAAAAACAGCAATTGTACTATGGAATGATGCATGGAAACCCCCCGGAACAACCCCCTGAATCCAAAGGAGGGAGAGAGTGAGCAAAATCATTGTTAAGCTGAAAGACCCATTGGAGTCAGATAAACTTAATTGGCCCAATCTTGATGAATTGTTTGAACTGAGCCATGCAAATGAGGTTTTTGTGGAAGATCCTCAAACGGGTGAATTGCTGCAAGTTTTAGATTTAGACAAACCCCCGGACAAGCCTGAATCCCTTGAGGAGTAAGGGCATACCAGTATCGTAATGATACTGGTTTTTGGGGGTAAACAACTGTAATTATTAGAGAACTTTTCAGAAAAGGTTCGGGAAAGGCGAGCGAGGAGATGGTAATTTGGGCAATCTATAATGTAAGAACTTAACCTAATAAGTAATATACTGCACTACGGCCTTGAAATTTGTTAATGCTTTACCATTCCCGCCATGTGTAATATCTAAGGTTGCCACCTCATCCCTGACAAGTACACGATGAGTAGAGGAAAAATTATCCGTATCAGCCATAGAAACGGCTGTATTAGCACCTAACGCTACATTATCATCGCCTGAATCAGTGTTAATATCGCTAATTGAGTTTCCATCCCCGTCCTCTAAGTCAAAAATTCGCGTGTCTGCTGCATCAACAGCTACGCCTGTTCTATCTATCAATAATACATCATAGAGAACCGAACCAGTAGGACCAGGACTTACATGGACAGCGTGTTCTTCATCGGTTGCCGCTGCTAATGTGCCAATATAAATAGTTTCCTGTTCGGCCTGGAGTTCCGGGGTCACTGTAAACAGAATCGGCCCATCGGCATTGCCGCCGAAATTATTGTCTTTTACTGTGACCTTGGTTAGCGTTCCTGCCTCAAACCGCAGTCCATAATCCTGTGTGGCAGTGCCCTGGTCATCCGTGCAAAGATTCCCCAATATTTGAAAATTGCTATATGCGCCTGCACCCCCGTCTATCACTATCCCCGCACTATTGGCAGCTCCACTTTGATTATTGTTGAGGCATTCGTTGTTGCTTATGATAGCATCATTTGTGCGGTCAACCTTAATGCCCTGATAATTATTATTTCTGGATTGATTTGACGTAATGATAATGCCGTTGGTAAGCTGTATTTCTATCCCGTGCCCATCATTCCCATAGCAGAAATTACCAGTGATGATTGGGAAATGACCCGGTTGGCTTTCAGCATTTCCGAGATATATGCCGGCCCCGGTATTACTCCCTCCGTCACCATTACTGTAGCACTCGTTATTTGCTATGATTATGCCCTGAGCTGCGGCTGCCGCCGTAGGGGTTATATGTATCCCGTCACCCTCATTGCTATACACTTCATTCCCGATAACACGACAATATTGGCCTTTTACCTGGATACCTGGCGCACCACCGATTCCAGTACAATCCCGAACTGTGTTTCCAATAATGAGTCCACGTCCGCCGTCTGCGGTAGCACCGTAAATGCCAGCCTTTGAGCAACCGTCAATAAAACAGTTCTGCACAGTGCCCCTAGAAACTGCTGCCCCGCCCCCGTCACTGAAGTTTATTCCGTTTACGCCGTTAGATCCGTCTGTTCTGTCGGCCCCATACACATAGACATGATCCACCAAAAACCCGGCAAAACCATTTATCTGGATTACACCGGCGTTGTATTGCCCTCTGCTGTTTCCGTTTATGGCAAAATCTCTAAAAACAAGTCCCGTTTGCTCTGTGGTTAGATCCTGGGCGAGAAACATGATTTGATCCCGCCCGTTCTTGTAAACCGTATTCCAGCCGCTACCCTCAATGATGATAGGTTCGCTTATGTCAATATCATCGTCTGTGCTTACATAATAGGTGGTTCCCAAGCCTTTGAGCTTTATGCCTTTACCTTGAAAAGCGGTTACTGCCGCTTGGATAGCGGTGTACATATCGGTTGTGCCAGGCGTAGTGTTTTCCTGCCACCATTCAGCATAACCTTCTTCTATAGCCCCACTTCCAAAACTCACCGTAATGCTCGACCCAAACACCTGATAAGACCCAGCCTCAAAAGGGCCGTTGATGGTGATGGTATAGGAGCCGTCAATCTGACAATTCCGCATCCCTATGACATGCAGGGTAGTCGGGATTGTAGCATTTGCCGTGAGAGTCGTTGGTTTGTCGAGAATAAGGGTTTGTTCGGTAGCGCCTATCGCCGTAATAGCAGTATTTAAATCGGCATAATTGGTAAGCCGGTCGATCTTGGGGCCTATCCGAATCCAGCGTTTATTCCCCGCGTTAGTATCCGGGCTAATAATACGTGGCGAGGCCTCGGTTGCCCCACTGTCGGCATCGAGTGTGTAGAAATAGGCCTGATCGTCAGAGGCAAGGACAACGGCAAGATCGCCGTCATTGAGAAGGCTGCCGTCTATTGAATCAAGAGCACCAACCGCGCCCCCTGTTAGGCCTGATGCTCCTCGTATTTTATTGGCCATATCAATAACCCTCTAACTTGATCTCGCCCCTGTAATACTCGATATATGGCTTATTGTGAGACACAAGGGGCTCACTTTCATTCATCAGCATAAGGCTGTGTACCTCCGTTGCCGCCTGATTTGAGGTGATATAAAATTGGATTTTCGTATTCGTATCCCACCAAGAATTGATCAGTGAAGCGTGACTCGAGCAAAGCCAGTTCACGGAAAACTCTATCTTGTCTTGCTCATACCATTTATAGGTGCGGAGATTGCCGAATTTCGCCCTGGTATCCGTCCGCCGTTGCCGCTTTCCTATCCATAGATCATATTCGGGGTAGAGACTGACAGCCAATGGCCAGGTAGGGCCGAGCGCATAATGCGGAATGGTGCCGAATGCATCGTCCCATTCATAGTCACTGGTATTCTCAAAGCTGATATCGCTCGTATCTTCATAGATCGTATTGAGCATATTTTCACTTGATAAGGGCCAAGGCCAGATCAGCTATCACGCCAAGGAGTGTCAATGCTATCCCGGTAATTAGAACGAGAAATCTGTTTTTCAATGTGTTTATCTCCTTCCACTGGCTTTTATCGGAGTCTTTTAGGTGTCCGATATCGCTCTCAATGCCGGTGTGTTTGCTGCATTGCTTGTCCATTTTCATATCCATTTATTATTCGGTCGCATTTGCTTGACCAATACATCCGGAGAGGGCGGTATCACTTGCTGCAGGACCCGCACAGGCTCACCCTTTAGCATCGCCTCGAAGCTATCATCACACAAAATCTTTGTGGTGCAGGGCTTATCAGGCCAGGCCATGTTAGTCTCTTCATCAATATAGAAATCCTCAAGGGCTACTTGCAACGGATGCCTATCTCCATTGTTGCCCCTAGCATACAATTCCCTCAGCTCATCCTGGTCCGGGGTCCATAGGACAATATCATGTTTTTCAGGATCATAGATCTCCGTAAACGGGTGAGGCCTTTCCGATGGGTCCCGGCCCCAGCAGCAAACATCCCCCGCCGCATCGCCGTCTGATATTAGCCCCGTTTCCTTGTCCCTCAAAAGCCACACCCAATAAACCTCACCCGAGGCCTGGACGTATCTATAGATTGCATAGGCAGTGTATCCGCTTGTAGCTTTTATATAAACGTATTCGCCGACATAGCTTGTGGTGTCAAAAGTATAATTAGCCGCTTGAGATGCCCTACAAAAATATGCCTCCTGAGTGGCTAAGCTCGTCTTACATCGAAATGCAAACGCATAATCCGCATAGGTCAAGCATTTCGGCTGCCATGTAGTTTCAACGGTAGACTGCTCATGGGTAGTCGTTTTCAGCTTGGCTTGTGCGACTGCAGAATCACCTAGCTTGTTTACTGTTATCGCGCCGGTGTCCACAGCAGCTTCTTTGATCGCCGGGGCGCCGCTGTCGCCATTGGCAAGGGCCGTGATGTTGTCCCTCAAATTCTGCATTTGGGTACTTGTGAGTTTCGTTCCGTATCCGAATGCGCTCGATAGATCAACCCATGTCATTTTAGATCATCTCCGTTCAAGAAATCCTTAATTGCTTGCATGTGTTCGGGGCAGAGGTGAGCGCGATCCGCGCCGGTTCGATCATCAAAAATACCGGCGACATGCCCCCAGCCCGGATGTCCCTGGTTGAAATGCTCCTCCGTGTGCTTGGCCTTACAGCCTTTACGATCACATACAATTTTGTTTAATTCGGTCACAGTAACAGATGTTCTCCGTCTAAATAATCGACATCCAGATAAAAGCCGTGCAACGTGGCCGCCTCATCCAGCTCCATTTTTAACTGGCCATCATCCATGTTGAGTTCGGTTTCCACCAGCCGCCAACCGTCAGCGGAGGTGATGCTGTAAAAGCTATCCACGAGCCTGATTGTCTCGCCTATTTTCTGCCGCATACCATACAGATCGAGATTGACGCCGAACCTCCGGGGGGGCTCGCTGTAAAGCGTCACCCTTTTTTCGGCGTGAACGGTGGCATCGACGCTCGTTGTATGCCAGATGGTATCATCTTTGTAGACTTCCTCATGCTGCCCGTAGGAGCTGATCGAATCGGTGTGAACGGCATACACGGTGCTTTGGAAATAATCACTCGCCACGGAATAGTTAAAAAAACAGAAAGCCTTATTGACAAGGCGCTGACTTTCCACGTCTATTTCAAGGTCTTGATAGGCCGTATTTACAAAGGTTTTATCAAGGGATGAAACCTCGCCGTAAGAAAAGAAATTGATCTTGCCGTCGCCCTCGACATAGATACCGGAATCCGTTACCTCGGCCAGGCTTTTCAGGGCCTCGATGACTTTCACGCCATCGTAGTGCGCCGCACATTCCACGCT